CCAAAAGCTGATCGCCTGATCCCGATCCCGCGCGGATCGCTTCGTTCATTGATCGCACGATAACGGCTTCAATGCGCGGGAAAAGTTCGGCAAGGACGAACTTATTCACGCCCAAGGCGTCCGCGATCTGGAACGCCGTCCCCATTTCGACCCCGATCACAAGCCCGCGCGAAACGCGGACTTGCCCGGTCATTGATTGGAACAATTCCCAAACCGCCGCGCCTTCGACGGTTTGGGGGGCGTTCACGATTCTTGGGCAGTCGGGGCAAGGCCCGTCGCATCGGTCACAGTATCCCGCGCCCTTGCCGAAGTGCCATTCCGCAAGGGCGCTGATCCGTTTCCCTCTTGACGCAAGATCAGGAAGGGGGCGACGAAGCGCGCGTTGAAGGCTTCGTAAAGCGCCCATTGGTCCAGAAGAAGCCCGATCCATTCCGGGTTCGGATCGACCGGGTTCCCGTCGGGATCGCCGACGCCATCCCAAGCGATGATCGTCCGGACCGCGATTGCCTTCACAAGCGCGGCGGTCACGACTTCGCGGGACTCGCCCGGCGCTTCCGGGTCGTCGGAAACCGCCAGCGGCGGGACCGACGGATCGGTCCGGGCGCTGGCGAAGATCGCCGACGTCAAGGGCGCGCAAGTGACTTCGACGCCGAAGCCAAGGTCGATCTTGCGCGGTTCGTTCGAAGGGTTGAGTCTGATCATTCTGGTTCCCCTTCAGTATGCCGCGACGGCGTTCGTCAAGACGGCGGTCGCCATGCGGTTGGGCGACGTCGCCAGCGCGGCTTGCCAATCGAACGTCGCTTCGACGCCCCCCGGCCCTTCAATCGGGACGCGCGGGCGCGGCAAATAGACGGCGTGGGCGGTGAAGGTGAACTTCTCCGACGCGCTGATCGTATGGGCGAACTGAAGGGCGCAAGGCGTCCCGGCAATCGCCTGATTGAAAAGGGTCAGATCGGAAAAGCGGGTCACGATCTGGCCCTTCAGCGCGGCGATAGACGGATCGACGCCTTCGACCTTGCCGTCGCCCCGGATCGCGTCGATCCGTTCAAGGTTGTTCATATAGTTGATCCGGGCTTGGGTGATATTGGCGATTGCGACGCCATCCCGAAGAACGGACCCGTTGAAATGGCTGAAACGCTTGTAATTCAGCGCCGCCGACAGGGTTCCCGCCGCCGTCGCGGCGACGACGGTTTCGCCTTGGGCGATCAGCTTCGCCGTTGCCTGAAGAAGCCCGGAACGCTTCATTTCCCAAGACAGTTCGTCGACGACCGCGCCCGAATACATGCTGAAGCGCGGGACTTCCGGCATTTGGGTTTCAATCGACAGCGACGGAAGCGTCCAGCTTCCGGAAGTGAAGGTATGGTCGTTCGCGCCCCCGGTCAGGGTCGCCGCCGAAACGGTCGCGTTCGACGCCGGGGTCGTCGACGCCGCCAGCGTGAAGGCGTTCCCCGTATGGCCCAAGGTATCGTGAACGACGTTGATCCCGGTCGCGGTCGCGGTATAGGTCGCGGCGGCGACGCCGGGGACGACGGAAGCGTTCAAGACGACCGCAAGCGCCGTCATGGTCGCCGCAAGGTTCGCCCCGATGTTGCATTGGTTCCCGGTCGCGCCGGACGCAACGAAGGTGAACGCGGTCCCGTTGATCGTCACGGTCGCGTTGACGGCGGGTTGGGCGGTGAAGGTGATCGAACCCGTCGCGGCGACCGTCGCGGTCGTCACGGGTTGACCGAACGTCGCCTTCAGCCAAAGCCCCAAGTTTTCCAGATCGAACGGGATCACGACGGACCCGTCGGCGTTGAAGGCGTCGCGCGACGGGGCGAGAGGATCGCGCCCGAAGCCAAGGACTTCGTTGTCCAGAAGGGGTTGTTCGCCGCCAAGGTCCGTCGAAACGAACGGGACGGCGCGGAAGCCGGAACCCGGCGGGGTTCCATAGACGCTTTCGAAGTTGAAGGCCATTGCGGCCCTTGCACCTTGCGCGCGGGACATATCGGATTCCTTTCCTAGATTGGACTCGTTGTGGCGTATTGAAGCCGGATTGAAACGATAGCGGCCTTCATGGGTTCGCCGCCTTCGGTGATCACTTCGACGGGTTCGGGGGCGACCCCTTCGACCCAATCGCAAAGCCCGCCAAGGGTTCGGTTCGCTTCAAGCGCCGCGCCCATGGCGACGCAAATCGCGTCGAACTTTGCGTCTTGGTTCTGGCGATCTTCGACGATCACTTCCGCGACCGCCAAATGATCGAAGATATAGGTCAGCGGCGAAAGCGTGACTTCCGGTTCGCCGGGATCGCCGTCCCGAAGGATCACAAGCCCAGCGGTCGGGACGCGCTTCGGCAAGGATTCGTTGCGAAGGACGGTCGCCCCGGCGGCGTTCCCCGCGATCAGCGCCGCCAGCGCGGACAGGATCGTTTCCCGCTTGCTTGTCATTGGGTCCGCCCTTCCTGCCAGTTCGCCACGATCAGCCCCGGAAGGCGCGCTTGCGCGGCGGTCGCGGTATTCATAAGGGACAGCTTCTTCGGAAGCTTGACCGACGGCTTCAAGACGAAGATCGGGATCGAACGGTTCTTGAAGCCCCGGCGTTCGCGCTGGCGTTCGCCAAAGGCGACACGGGGCGCGGCCCGGACGACGGTCCCGGTATCGACCAGAAGGGGCGGCTTCCCCTTGCGATAGACGAACTGAAGGCGACGCCCGGTCTTCCGTTCCCAAAGGCCCGGCGTGATCCGCTTTCCGCCGACTTGCTTCCCAGCGGCGGGAAGCGGGATCGCCAGATAGAAGCCATTTTCTGACCGGATCGTGACCCCGCGTTCGAAGGCGTCGACGATCTTCCCGGCGTTCGACCAGACAAGGGCGGCGGCGCGAAGCGAATTCCGGCCTTCCGGATAGACCCGCTTCCGGATCGTCCGTTGAAGCCGCGAACCAAGCCCGGCCCCGGCGATCTGACCGCGCCAATCCGATTGGACTTCGCCGCCGGACAGGGACACGCCGCGTTGAACCGCGCGCTTCCCTTCGGCAAGCGACGTCCCATAGATCGCCTTCAGATCGCCGTCGACCGTGACCGAAACCTTCATAGTTCCTTGACCTCTGCCGTCCAGATAAGCCGTTCGGTGTCGCGCATGGGTTCCGCGCGGACCTCATAGACGACGCCCGCGATTTCCAGCGTGTCGCCCATATTCAAGGACGGCGCTTCGACGACGCGGACGTCCAGAAGAACCGTATCGGTCAGGAACCGACCGTCGCCGAACGTCGCGGCCCGGTCAGGGGCGCGGCGGATCGCGCGGACGGTCGTCCCGACGCCAAGACCCCCGACGCGATAGATCGCGTCGGAAGCCATGTTCGCATCGGCGAAGATCGCCTTTGCCGCAAGGTCGAATGCGGACATTCCGGGCGACCTTACGGGGTCACGCCAATGCCATTCAGGCGGACGCGACCGACCGTCGCCGCCGCCAGTTCGGCCCGCGCCGCGACGCCGATCAGCTTGTTCGTCGACGCGACGTTCGTCACGGCGGTTCCCGACCAGTAAAGAAGCTGGCCAGCGGTCCAAGCCTGCGCGGCGGTCTTGGCCAGATCATAGACGCCAGCCGTATTGATCACGACTTCAGCGCCCGACGCCGCGTCATTGGCGGCGACGCCGAAGATCGACCCGATCAGGACGCCAGCGCCAGCCGAAACGGCGGCGGGGGCGGTGACGGTCAGGGCGTTGCCGTCCGAAACATAGTTCTTCATTTCCGACTCCTTTGGTCCGAAGGTTGTTTGGGCGCTGGCGTGATTGCCAGCGCCCTAGGCGATCAGGCGATCAGACGCCCGCGTTCTTGAACAAGCCGCGCCAGTCAATCGCCTTCGCGGCGAAGTCGTGACGCGCCTTGATTTCGATCCCGTCGACTTCGAAGCCGGTCCGGGTTTCGGTGAAGATACCGTTCGCGCCGTCAAGATAGGCATATTCGACGGTATCAACCCGCGACGGATCAGCCGACAGGAACCACGGGTCCGCGCCAGCCGTCGGGATCAGGCGGGCTTCTTCGATGGTTTCCAGCCGCCCGGCGAAGGCGTTGACGCCCGCGACGGCGGAAGGGGTCGTCGCGGTGACGTTCTTCCGGGCTTCGACCGACCGGGTTCCGGGCGGGGTAATGATGTAGCGCGGCTGAACCGAAATGACCCGGCCTTCGAGTCCCTTCTGGTTCCCGAAAGCGCGATAGGCTTCCGCCAGCGACGCTTCGGTGATCGCGGCGGCGGTCCCAAGGTTGCCGTGGGTGGCATGGAACAGGGCGACGCCATCGTTCATGTTCGCGTTTGCGATCAGAACCCCATAGACCAGATCGGACTCAAGGTCCGCCGCCGAAGCGCCGAAGGCGGTCGGAACGCGGGTGAAGGCGTCCAGATCGTCATTGATCAGCGTTTGGCGGTTGATCCCGATGATCCGGCCATAGGTCGTCAGGGCGTAGACCTCTTTCCCTTCGCCGATGGTGCCATAGGTGAATTCGCCGGATTCCGGAACGCGAAGAAGGTCAGGCGCGCCGCCAAGTTGGGTGCGCTGAACTTGCTTGAAGTCGGGGATCGACGTTTGCTTGGCCCATGCGACGAAGGTCCGGGGCGTCCCGTCATAGGCGGCGCGAAGCGACTTGTTCGCCACGTTCGCCAAGATCGCCGGGAAGTCCGAAGTCCCGTGATAGCCGACGGACGAACGGCCCAGCAGGGCTTCCCCGGCGACCTCAAGGCGGCTCATGCCGCGCGTGTTGACGCCGCGACGCTGAAGGGCTTCGCGCGCCATTTCGATCAGGGTCAGGCCCCGGAACTGGCGACCCTTGTCGGTCAGCTTGACCGCGCCGGGGTTCGCCCGGTGCAGGATCGCTTCTTCCATGCCGTCCCGGAAGGCGACGTCGTTCGCGCTTTCCCCGGTCCGCGCTTGGGCGAAGACGGGTTCGGTCGTCCGGCCCCCGGCGGCGTCGCGTTCGGCGATCTTGTCAAGGATCGCGCCCCGGATCGCGTCCAGCGAAAGGCCCTTGCCGATCATGTCCGTTCCGAACTTCGCTTCCAGCCCGTGACGGGCGCAAAGGTCAAGGACGGTCGTCGTCGTCGCCAGCACGTCGGCGCGGATCGCGTCGGCGGACGGCGCGGCGGGCGGGGCGGGGGGCGCGGGCGGATTGGGGTTCGCGCGGTTCTGATCGTCCGCGCCGCCGCCCGGATTGGTCTTGTCGGTCATGGTCTTTCCTTTCGATTGCGCCGACTGCGCGGCGGGTTGTTCTTGCCGGATGATCAGGCAAGGGTGAAGCGCGGGTTCCGCGCCAGCGTTGCCGGAACGAATGACCGCCCCGGCGTCGGCGGGCATGGCGACCGCCGAAATTTCCATGGGTTCCCAATCGACCGCTTGCCACAGTTCCCGTTGACCGTCGCGCTTGGTGATCTTGTATTCGTGAACGCGATAGCCGACGGAAACGGACCGGATCGTCCGTTCCATGATCTTGTGAACGATATCCGCGCAACCGGGCGCGGACGAAAGCCGGATCGTTGCGACCCCCTGACCGTTTTCGATCTTGACCGAACCGGGGACGACCGTCCCGATCACGGCTTCGGTTCCCCAAGAACGGTGCGAGTCCAAGAACGGAATCCCGGCGGGTCCGTTCATGCGATCCATGCGAACCGACTTTTCGTTGACGATCAGTTCTTCGTCATAGTCGATCCGGTCGTCCCAACCTTCCCAGCGGACGCGCTGGACGACGGCCCCGGTCGTCCAGACGATTTCGACCGTCCGTTCTTCGGTGTTGATCGACGCTTCGTTGACGGTCGCCGCGCGACCGATCACGGGAAGGTCGAAGGTCTTCTGGTTCAAGGGCTGATTCACGGTTTCGTTCCTTCCGCTTGATCATCGGGCTTCGACTGATCGTCCCCCGGATTGGCTTCGTCTTTCGGTTCCCCCGTGTTTTCGTCGAAAGCGTCGACGGCTTGGGCTTGACCCCCCTTCGACACGCGACGGGGGTCGGAGTCGAAGACCATCTTCAGATCGTCAAGAACCTTGGCGAATTCCGTCCATTCCGCAAGGACCGCGTTCGGGTCATAGCCCCGTTTCGCAATCATCTGTTGCGGCGACGCGAACCCGGCCCGGACTTCCATAAGGTCCGTCGTCGCATCCTGAAGCGGGTTGACCGATTCAAAGCGCGGCGGGGACCATTCGACCGGGATCGACGGTTGGGGAAGCTTGCCGTCGGTGTAAGCCGCTTCGCAAAAGGCGTCCCAAATCGGTTGGCAAAGCATCGGAATCAGCATTTGCCATTGAAGGGCTTCGATCATCCGGCGGAATTCCTGAAGACCGACGCGGGACGACGAAAAGTTCACTTGCTTCAGGTCGCCCGTAAGAAGTTCGTAAGGAATGCGCCAGCCCGCCGCGATGATATGCAGCATGACCGAATGCCATTCATAGACCCCGGCGGTCGTTCCCGGCGTGTTGAACTTGATATCCTTCCCGCCCCGCGCATAGGCGATCAGGCCCGGTTCGAATTGTTCGATCTTGTTCCCGTCGGCGTCTTCGACCGTCGGCGCGATGGATTGTTCGGCTTCGTCCGCGCCGAAGACAATCCCGACCATGCAAGCTTCGGTTTTCTTCCGGACCAGTTCGGCGGCTTGCCAATCGTCGACGTCCCGAAGCGCCCGAAGCGACGGGGTTCCCCATGGAACGCCCCGCGATTGGGTGCGCTGGCGTTCGAACAAGTGAAAGACCCGCTTCGCTTCGATCCGGACGGACTGAAGCGACCGCCCGGTGATCGGGTTTTGGTCGCCGGGGTGATCCGGGAAAAGCCAATAAGCGGTCCGCCGACCGATTCCGTCGTATTCGATCCCATAGCGGACTTGACCAGCGCCGCCGGGATATTCGCCGTTCTTCCCTTGGTCCAAGTGATCCGCTTCAAGAACCTGAAACTGAATCGGAACCGGGAAGCGGTCCGAACGCCGCCGGGGGCGCTTGATCGTGAAGGACTCGCCGCCTTCGACCATGCTTCGGACGGCAAGCGCCTGAAGCCCGTAAAAGTCCGTATGACCGTCGGCGTCGCAGAACTTTTGCCATTCTTCGAAAAGGGCGTCGATCTTGGCGTTCAAGTCCTTGTCCTTGGTCTTGGCGCGGGGGCGAATGCCCGTCCCGACAAGGTTATTCACAAGGACCGACACGGCGCGGGCGGCGGTCGGGTTGTTCCGGACAAGATCGCGCATCCGATCCCGAAGGATCGCGGCGGCGGGGGCGATTTCGGCGTCGGCGGCTTTGCCGGACGTCGACCAACCGTCGGTCCCCCGCCCCTTCGCGGCCCCGTCATAGGCGCGGGTCATGTTCGCCAGCGCGATTCGCGCCGCAAAACGCTTCGCCGCCCGTTCGGGCGAGAAAGCGCCGATCAGGCGGTCGACGACCCCTAGGCGAACTTGCAAAGGCTTGGACTGCATACCTTATCCCCGACGAAAGCCCGCTTTGCCTGCGACCGGAAGCGGTCGGTTGGCCCCTGCGGCGATCTCGCTTTCAATCGCACGAATGCGCGTCAAAAGATCGGCTGCGTCCCCATACTTAACGCGCTTCCCTTCGAAAGTCACTTCCAAAGTTCCGGACGCGAACGCGGTCTTCAGGGCGTCCAGTTCCGCTTGCGAATAGGCCATCTTAGAACCATCCTTTCTTGCGTTGCCCAAGGAACCCCGGCTTCCGGGGCGTTGCGGGCGCGGTCGCGGGGGCAGGGCGCGACGGTTGCCCGGCGGGAAGGACTTCTTTCCGACCCTTTTCAAGTTGGGTCGCCAGTTGCGCCCATTTCCGTTCGTCCCAACGGTCAATCCCCATAAGCCAAGCCGAAGCCCGCGCATAGACCCGACAGTCAAGGGCTTCGTTGCGGTCCCGCATCTGTTGCCATTCCAGCTTCGCAAAGCCGCGCTTCGTCTTGACGGTCATAAGTTGTTCGGCGGTCAGTTGCTTGACCCATTCCGCCGTCGTCCCGGCGGGAAGGTGAATGAACCCGGACGGATAGACGACGCCTTCCTGAAGGTCTTCGTCGGTCGGCGCGACCAGCCGCAAGAAGCGATAGGTTTCCGACTTGAAGACGGCGGTCGCAATGTTCCAAAGCTGGACGCCCCGCCGAAGCTTGCGCCCGCCTTCGGTCACTTCGACATAACTTGGCCCGTCGACCGGGGTCGAACGGTCGAAGCCTTCCCGGCCCTTGATTGCGATAACCTGACCCTTGCCAGCCGCCCGAACCCATGAATAAACCGCGTTCGTCGTCGCGCCGTCCCCGGAGTCGATTGCAAGGCGCGCCAAGCCCATTCGCGCCCCGGACTCATGTTCCCAAGTCGTCGACAGGAAGCCGGAAAGGTCTTTCCAGACTTCAGCGCCCGCCGTGTCGCCCTCAAAGACGACGTGATCGACCAGCCAAGACTCAAGGTTCCGACCCCATGCCCAAACGTCGACTTCGATCCGGTCGCGCTGGACGTCCGCCCCGGCGGTCAGGACCAGCGCCCCTTCGGGGACGGTCCCCATTTTCCGGGGTTCGCGGCGTTCGTAAAGGCGTTGCCAATCCGGCGCTTCGCCCTTTTCCTGCCATGTTTCGCCTAGAAGGGTGTTTTTCAGGGTCTTCAGCTTCGACTCGTCGCCCGCCGCGTCTTCCCATTTGCGCGCGATATCGGCCCAAGAAAGCCAGCCAAGGGGCGAATAAAGGGCGCTGATATGGAACCCGACGATCCCGGCGGCTTCCGCCTTCTGGCGGACGTCTTCGGGCGCGGTCTGAAGCCAACAGGCCCCGTTCGCTTCGTCCATCATGGCGGTTTTGTGGCGTTCCTGAATCGGTTCGTCGCAATGTTCGCAGATATAGGCGACCGTTTCCGGACGACCCTTTTCCCATTTCAGCCGTTCGAACTTCAGCCATTGAAGCCCGCCGCAATGCGGGCAAGGGACGTGATAGCGGTTCTGATCGCTCAATTCGAATTCCTTTTCGATCCGGCTTAGGCCCTTGATCGTCGGGGTCGAAGCAAGGAAAAGCTTGGAACGGTGGCCGAAGCTTGTCGTCCGGGCTTCCGCAAGGGTGATCGGATCGCCTTCTTCGTCGACGTCGCCCGGATAGGCGTCGACTTCATCTAGGAAGACCCAGCGGGCGGGCATGGATCGCAAGCCGACCGCGCTATTCGCCCCGGTCAGAAGAAGGACGCCGCCGGGGAACTTCTTCCCGAAGGTCGTATTCCCGGAATCCCGCGACCGCGCCGCCCGGACCAAGTTCCGAAGGACCGGGCTATCTTCGATCAGCGGGTCTAGGCGCTGTTGCGAAAGGCGCTTCGCAAGGTCGACGTTCGGTTGAACGGCAAGGAACGGCCCCGGCGCTTGGTGCATGACGAAGCCGATCCAGTTGTTCCCGGCTTCGGTCGCCCCGACTTGCGCGGCCTTCATAAAGACAATCCGGCGGGCGGGGTCGCCCGGCCCTAGAGCGTCCATGATTCCGCGCATGTAGGGGGTTCGGTTCGTCCGATATGGTCCAGCTTCCGACGCGCCCCGCGACGAAAGAATCCGGTGACGGTCGGACCATTCGGAAACGGTCAGCGAAGCGTCGGGGGCGATCCCCTGAAGCCAAGCGTCGCGGATCGCGTTCGCGCCGTCGAATTCTTCGATCTGGTTCGGGCTGGCGGCGTTCATCTAAGTTCCAGCTTGATTTCCGACAGGTCCGCCAAGTGCGACCGAATGAACTTATCTAGGACCAATTCCATTTTGTGCGCGTCGACGCCCAATTCCGCCGCCATGTTCGCGGCGACGCGGGGCGGCCAATTCATCCAAGAATCGCGTTCACGGCGCGCCAGTTCGAAGACAAGGCCCGTCGCCTTCGTCCGGTCGACCAAATCCCCGGCAAGCTTCTGAAGGCGAAGCTTCGCGGTTTGCGCGCGAAGGACTTCGTTCGCGTTGCGGGCGCGAAGGAACGTCCCGGCTTCGGGGTTCGGCGCGCCAGCGGGCGTTCCCGGCGGCGGCGGCGGAACGGGATCGACGTCCTTCAGGACTTCTTCGACGGCCTTCAGGGCGGCGGCTGGAACGGCCTTGGAAGCCGCCCGCGTCATGGCCCCGACAGTCGCGGCGCTGGCGTGTTGCGCGCTTCCGCGCCTCATTGCGGGGTTGGTTTGGGCGTCCCATTGAAGATCGGCCTTCACGGGGTCGATTGACCCGTCGGCTTCCGGCGTGATCCGCCCGTCCTTGATCGCCTTAGCGACGGCGGTATGACTGACCCCGCGCCGCCGCGCATATTCCCGCAAACTGACCCCGATCTTCGCCAAGCCCTAGCCCCTTCGTCTTGTTCCCCCTTGCATCGGTCCCCATGCTTGCTATATGCTTGCTTATGGTCCCGCCGGGCTTTGCCATTATGGCCGATCCGTCGGGAAAATCTAGGCCAAACGTCAAATAAGGGAAGACCCCATGGGAACCAAAGAAATCAGGACGCGGGAATTCCACGAATCCGCCCTTCAGGCGATCCGGGATCGCGCTTCGGCGGACGCCGACCGCCGCCGAGAATATGACGACGACCGGGCGCTTTCGGCTTGGGCTGAAGGCGCGACGGTCGACTTTCACCAGTTCGCCTTGAAGCTGATCGCGGACGGAATGACGGCGACTTTCCCGGCGCTTTACGAAGGCGACCGCTTCGTCCGGGCGGAACTGATTTCGACCGACTTCGGGCTTTGCTGGCGGCTGGCGGACGTCGAAGCCGATCTGATCAAGCGTCGCGGAAAGCGTTTCATTCCTTGGGCGAAGGGCGGGACAAGCCGCGTTCAAAAGGCCCTTGGCCTTCACGAATGCCGCGCCCGCTTCCCGGTCGAAGCTGAAGTCGAATCCCGTTGCGCTTTCGTCGGGTCGGTCGTCACGTTCGTTCCCGTCAAAGCATCCGTTGAACCCTTGTCGAAGGAAGTTTCCCAATGACCAGCGAAACCACAATCGAAGAACGGATCGCGGCGCGGATCGCGCGGATCGACGCGGCGAAGGATCAGGTCGTCAAGACGCTGATTGCCGATCTGAAGGCGTCGATCCGGGGCGCTGAAGCTGGCGGTCAAGTCGCCAACCCGCTTGAACGCCGGACGGTCGAAGTTCTGGAACGGCTGATCGGCGTCGCCCCGGCGGCGGTCGAAGCCGCGAACCCGTTCAACCGGACTTGCGTCGTCGTCGAAGACGATCCGACGGTCGACGAAGGCCCGGTCACGCTGGACGATCCCCGCTTCGCCGCGCATCCGGTCGCCCAAGCGAACGCCGCGTCTTGGGCGTCGATCAAACCCCCGAAGTCGGCGCGCCGCCGTCGCCTGACCCGCGCCGAAAAGATCGCGGCGTCCGAAGCGGCGGGGCGCTGATCATGGCGAAACATTCGACGCCAGCGATCCGGCCTTGGTGCGCCTTGGTGCGCTATCCCGGACTCCTTCCGTTCACGCTTGGGACCGTGATAATCGACGCCAAAGCTTCGTCCGAAGAAGCTATGAAGGCGCTTCACGATCACGCCTTGACCTTCATTCCGCCGGGCTTCGAAATCATCCGACCGCTTGCAGGAAGCCTATTCTTTCAACCCGACGACGAAGGGGAATGATCATGGCGTCCGGATATGAAAAGGCGGACGTCGGGAACCCGCCGGGCGGGGAATGGGCGAAGCCGTCGCGGTTCGGATCGGCGGTTGGGACGGCGGTCGTCGTCGTCCTTTCGCTGGCCTATTGGGGCGCGAAGATCGCCGCCCTATTCGCCATGTTCGGCGGCTGATCTGGACACGACGACCAGCTTCGGCGGATCGCCTTCAAGCGCCGTCGGGTGAACGACGCCCGCTTCGTCGACATAGACCAGAACCCAATGAAAGCCGGGCGCGGGACGATCCGCCCCGGCTTCTTCGTCGTCGTCCAGATCGGCGGCGGGCGGTTCTTCGTCGCCGGGATCGCCAAGACCTTCAGGCGGCGCGGTGGCGAAGGCCCCATGATCGAAGAAGCCGTCTTCAAGCCCGTTCAACAGGTCTTCGACTTCCGACTCGTCGAACGCCACGACGTCCAGATCGAAGCCTTCTTCCTGAAGCGCCGCCAGTTCCCGCGCCATCGCCGCTTCGTTCCAGCCCGCGTTCGCCGCGATCCGGTTGTCCGCCAAGATCAGGGCGCGGCGCTGGACGTCGGACAGGTGCGAAAGCGTGATCGTCGGGACTTCCGGCAAGCCCAGCGCAAGCGCCGCGATCAGCCGCCCGTGACCAGCGATCAGAACGTCGTCGTCGCCGATCAGGATCGGGTTCACGAAGCCGAATTCCGCAATCGACGCCTTCAGTTGTTCGACTTGTTCCGCCGGGTGAACGCGGGCGTTCCCGTGATAGGGGATCAGGTCGGCGGGATCGCGCATTTCGACTTTCAAGATCGGT